GGCTTGTGCGCTACTTCCCCTATAATGAGGAGCGTATTAATATGTTAGCAAGCGACACAAACCTCCGAAAGTACTTCAGTATTGAGAAGACGCCCGCCTCAGTAACCTTTGAAGACTTTTGGAATGAGTACGGCAAGATAGGCACTAAGGCAGTAGCCAAACGCAAGTTTGAGAAGCTCAAACCCGAAGAGGTCATCCAAGCCTTTATAGGCATAGCGAAAGAGCGCACCAAAAAGAAACTTGACAACACCGCAATGCCCTATGCCGAGACCTACCTCAATCAAAAACGATGGGAAGTGTGAGCCACACGGGCAACAATAAAAAACGAGCCAGTTAGCACTATTACATTTGCTAATTGGCTCGTTTGCTAATTTGTATAATTACTAATTATATCGTACTTTTGCACTTGTAAAACTCCTCTAATCACTTGCTACTATGAAAAAACAACGACACTTTACCGCCCGCTTTTACGCCCTCGTTCGTGAGGAATACGACAAACTCTCTCAACAACGTAAATTTACCCATAACTACATAGTAACTACGCTATCTGAGAAGTTTCTGCGTTCAGAGCGTACCATAGAAAATATCATCTTCAATAGGGTTTAATCTACCTCTACAAAGTACCTATTGTCCTCATCTTCCACCTGCAAGTGTACTTGCGTAGGTTCGTAATACTTCATTGCACTACTATCATTTAACTTGCATTCAAAAGTAACCTGGTACAAATTGCCTGCTGTACCCGTATCTACAGGCGCAAAAGCGATGCGGCGCATACTGCTATAGTTTCTGCCCGATGTGCCGTGAAAGTTGCCAAAAAGAGCGTCTAAGCTCTTGGTAAATTCCAACGCCCCCTCTTGGTTATAAGCCCCCTTGAAGGTATCTAAAAAGGTCTCATAATACAAGTAAAAATCAACTTGTAGGTCTACTATCTGTACCAGTTCGCCTATATCATTGATTTGTGCGGAGCGAAACCCAATAAATACAGCAGGTGTACCAAAGGGATGTTCTTCGGCTAAGAAGCCTACTTGGTTATGCCAAAGGTCTATCCATTGTATTTCGGGTAGCTTCTCACTGATACGCTCAGCGAGTTCTATATATAAGTCTTGCCAGTGTTCCATTATTCAAAAGTTAAATTTTCGTCTGCTTTATGTATTTCCTCTATGATGAGTTTTTCCAATTGTTTGTCCAAGGTATAGCTTTCTCCTATAAACTGCCTTTTAGGGATATGAATGGTAAGGGTTTCCTTTTCGGTCAGAGCCATCCATTTGTAGCGGCTATCCTGAGTCCTATAATACATTGCCCAAAAGTATTTGCGCATTTTCTCGGTTACTTTCACAGTTATAGTTCCTCCCTCATTGTGTATAGCCGCATAGCTTAGTTTTTCACCCACTGAAATTACTACCCTTTCAGGAGATTGTTCGGCTATACGTAGGCTATTTTTGAGCGTGAGCGACTGCTGTAGTGTTTTGTGAGGTAACGTATCCATACGCTTTACCCAAGGAATAAATGAGGCATCGGTGAAGCCCTGCTTTATGAATGATTGCATAAAGAAAGCCCGCGCCTTTTGAGCTACTTTTGGGGATATGTTTTTAAATATCTCCCTTGCCATAGCCTCAAAGTTAGGAGTTTGAAAGTTTGCCATAAATAGAATTTAAATTATTTTTATTTGCTATTTAAAAAAGTTTTTGTACTTTTGCGGTGTCTAATAAATGATTATTAGACCGCGATGCGGAGAAATCCAAGTCGCTCCCAATAGAGCCTTAGCAGTGATGTTAAGGCTCTATTGCTTTTAGACGGGTAGTTACTTTATCAAAATCAGTCATTAGCTCTTTTATTGTAAAAGAGATAGCCTTATTTCCATAGATAAAAAACACTTCTTTTAACCATTCTCTATTGTTATAGCTTAAAATTTTCCCTCATTTTTATTTGCTATTTAAAAAAGTTTTTGTACTTTTGCACCAGCCGAAAGGTTAGGTGGCGAAGAAATTCAACACCGACCCAGAAAAGCAGGACTTAGGTCTTGCTTTTCTGCATTTTCAAGACTTCTTTCTTGTACTCTTCATATCCCTTATCTACCAAATCAGTCTTTAGCATTATAGCATTATCTTTGTGAACTAAGAAAAAATATTCCAAGCGTTCTTTATAATAGTTAATTTTAGACCAACTTTGATTTATAATACCTTCTATATTCTCATCATTTAGCTCATACTTACTTACATCTATCACAATAAAAGTGTTTTTTTGCTCTTTTAACTGCCCTTTTTTACTTAGTTTATTATCAAAGGCATTACTAATACCCTTTTTAACGCTATTAGATTTAGGTTCTGCCCTATCGCCAATAATACCATTTATCTCATATTCGGGGTTCTTATGATTTTGTATTTCTAAATGCGGGCGTATATTCATACTTACGCCCAGGTTATCGGCAATAACAATAGCGCTTTTAAGGTTTTTAGCAAGGTCGCTTTCGTCTGCAAAGGGACTTACCTTTACCACTGCCCCATTTTTAGCCTCATAGACTTCTGTATAGGGTGCTTTTAATTTGCTTAGTTCAAAGGCTTTTTTGGTGTCGCTATCGGCGTCTAAGGCGAGGGCAAAGTAAGGGTGCGGGGTGCCTTGGTGAGTGCTATCTTCTTTGAACACCTGCCCGCTAATGGCTACATTACCACGAAACTCTTTAGGGAAGTCCTTCTCACTAAGAGTATCAGGGGCAATGCGTTCTTGTGAAGCAGGTTCGGCTGTCTGTACTACATAGCAACGGCAACGCCAGCCATTGGGTGGGTAACATACCTTCCAAAAGTTGCTGTCAATAGGAGCTATAAAGCCGTCCAAAAGTTGGTGGCTTTCCCTTACTTTATTGTCCTTTACAGTCATATACTTTAGGTTCGGGTAAATATCTTTCATACTGATATACTCCTGCCAATTAGCAGCGTGGTAGCCCGCTTGTTTAGCTGTTTGCCACTCGGCTTGAAGGTAATTCTTGTTGTACTTAGGGTTTAGCTTCTGTACCTCTTGTAGGAACGTTTGCCAATTTTTGCCTTTGTCCGAACGTAAAATTTCATTTATCTGCTGTAGGAGTACATAGTTTTTTGCCCCGCTAAACTTATAGAGATTGCGCTGCATTTGCAGTACTTCGGGCGAGATAGCTCCCGTTTGCTTATGTACCTTAAAGTTATCTTTGCCAAAGCCCTCCCACATAGCCCCGTTTAGTTCTTTGTAGTTTTCTAAAATATACTCATCGGATAGTTCTCCTTTTTTGAGAGTGCCGTTGTATCTATCTTTGGCAATTTGCTCCATTACCTTTAGCCAACCTGTAAGGTCCAAGGAGTGGGTGTCGTGCGCACATTCGCAGTGGCTATGCGTATAAAGTTCCTCTGTACGCAAAAGAGCTCGGCGCAGTTGCCAACGCTCATTTAGGGCGTTATCGTATAGGCTTTTTTTTTTGAGCCTTCCACGAGTGGGAGGTTAGGGGTTTGGTTTTTTATACCTACTATTTTGAGTCCCGTAATGGTTTCTACTTGTTCAGGGTCAAAGTCGTAATAAGCACCTAATGTTTCTACCATTTTACAGAACTTCTCGGCAGTAAGAGGCTCTTCGTCGTCCCATTCAAAGCGCAAGTCTTTTAAAGGGGCATAGGCAGGTGAGAGCTTTACCAACAGTGGTATGAGCTTCTTATTGATGATATGCTTTACAAGCAGTTTGTCGCTTTGAAAGCGGTAGGAAGCCAGTTCAAACTGCACCTCTACAGAGCCTACAAAGCCTTTCTCATCGGTGAGACCTGTACCCCCTAAAAAGCGTTTAGAGATTTCGTTATCGGCACGCTTTATCAGAGTATCAAAAACTCCCTCACTATTGTTTAAAGAAATGCTTGGTACTTCAAACTTTTCATTGCCACGTCCTACCATAAAGGCATTGCGTTTGAAGTTTGTCGCCATTTCAAAGAGTTCGTTAAGGCGTGTATCGTCTTCTCTTTCTGTAGTGATAAACAGAGGAGGCACGCCGTACTTTTCAATAAAGTCCAACCACGAGCCTAAGCCAAGTTTTTTAGCTAAGATAATAGGAGCTGCCAAAGCATATTGTCCTAAATCGTTGTAGTCCTTGCCCACTTGGATATAGAAGTTAGCAAGGTTACCTTCTTTGTAGGGGGTGCCTGTAGTGTCGCCTGCTTCCTTCAGTACAATACCTTTGAGGGGGTTAAAGTAGGCTTGCCCAATCTCAGTCACTTCGGTAAGTTCGCCGTTCTCATCGGTATTAAACAGCTCAATAAGGGTAGTACCTTGAAACTTACTCATAAGTACAAGCTTTATAAATTCCTGAAACCACATTGTTTCCAAAAGCTCTTTAGCGTCCTCGTTGCGTTCTTTCTTAGCGTTCACCAATCGAAAAGGTGACTGTTGTGTTTTGGCAATACGGCTTTCAATGACTGAGCCCAGATGATTGTCCTGCTCTAAGTTGTCGTATAGTTGTCGTAGCTTTAGCTTTTCGGGATTGTCGGGGTTGGTAGCGAGCATTACTCCCATTTTCCAATCGTTAAGGGTTTCCACCCTCAACATTTTGGCTTGGTAGCTTATGTATTGCGAAGCAGCAGTATTGGTGCGTCCTGCTAATGCCATTTTGAGCATAGCAAAGGGAGCACTGGCTACAAAGTAGGCTTGTACACGGTTATAGGCTTTTTGTAAGATATTCATTGGTTATTAGATATAAAAGTCTTTGTTAGTAAGATTACCATAGAGGAAGCGAGCCGAGCTTCCCTTTTGCTCATTGGCAGGAGGTTTGGGCAAGTCCTCCAATATATAAATACCCTTAGATAACTTGTCCAAGAGTGCTTCAGCCCATTCCTTTTGCTTTTCGGTATTGCTATTAGGGTTATATTTGCGGTAGGCGTTGCGTGAGAACACATCGTGCAACACCAAGAAGGTAAGCATACGCCCTAATAAGTCGTTATAGATAGGAGCATTAGGGTTAAATATTTTCTCTACATCGTAAAAGCGTTTTAAAAGCGTTTTAAAAATAGCGATATGTTCGGCTTCGCTATCAGTGAGGGCTTGCTCAAAGTCCTTGCTACTCTCATCAATTGCCCGCTCGAAGGCTTTGGAAATAAGGTTTTCTTTTCTTATATAATACATAATCATTAGTTATTAATTGCCTGTGCGGCTCGCACTGCTTGCAAGTGCTACTTGCTACCAGCGATTAAAGGTTTTCATTTTGCCCATTAGCACTTTAAAGCTATTGTTAGGCATATAGGCTTCTAGGTCGGTAGTACAGATTTGGTGGGCATCAGGCCAGTCATCGTGAGTTTTGTACTGGGGCTCTATACTCTTGAGTTGCCCCGTACCTGTTTGCATATCCACAGAGCCTTTAAGGGCTTCATTGTAGAAGACACGCCCATTCTGATAGTAAGGCTGCATACTCATCATACGGTCTATCTTACGAGTCCTATCCAAGGTGCGCTTGGTAAGGTTGAGGGTAATGCCTGTTTCCTTTTCCACCTCTCGAATAGTACGTTGCACCTCATCATTCCAAAATTGCGCTTCGTACTGCCAGTGTACCACTACCCCTGCAGGTAGATGTTTTTGAAACTGACACATCCATTCTACAGCAGCCCGCATTTTCGTCTGCCTACAAAAGGTATCAATCACGTAGAACTTACGCTCTTTAATACCCTCTACCACTACGGCATTGTAGTCACTGGTGGCATTGCCTGCGTAGGCAATATCCCAATGCCCGATGATGTACTCCATAGTACGAAGTTGGGGGAGTTTTACCCATTGGAATTGCTCCTCTTTGAATATCACTCCCTCAATGTAAGGACTGTTGTTATATTCGGCATTGGCTGCCAATTCACCTATGCCGTCTGCACCATACACCAACTCATAGAAGTAGGTATCATCATATTTACCCACCCACGTAGGAGTGTATGTTACAGGGTCATAAGCATTCACTTGGTGTACCTTCCACTTAGGGTGCTTTTCCTGTAGTATTGTTTGTATCATTACGGGGGCAAATCGGTTATTTGCCTGTACAAAGCGGCGATATTTGCCGTCCATAGTAGGAATAAGAGCCGTATCTATCCACTTTACTACCTCCTCTTGTCGGCGTGGGTTCTTGTTAATCTCCTTATCCTCCAAGTCGTCAGCTACGATAAAGGTAGGGCGTTTGTTTTTCACACGAAGCCCACGCGTATTTTGTCCCATACCAAGAGCCTGCCCTATAAATCCACCCTTGGTAATAAAAAAGCCGTCTTCCCAAGTACCCAGCTGTTTTTGCTCACCAAAGTCGGCAAGGATACGCGGGTTGGCTTCAAACTCTGCTTTAATATCCTCCAACAGCTGCTCGGCACGCTCATAACTATTACCAATAATCACCAAGTACATAGGTTCGCCTTGCAACCACAACCAAAAGGGCAGAAAAATATCATTCCATACCGATTTGGCAAGCGCACGCCCCCATTGGCAAAACCCCTTAAAAGTAGGGTTCTTTTGTACCATTTTAGCCCATTCTATTTGGAAGTCGGCACAAGGAGCATCGGCATAGTGAGGGAAGTAGCGTTCCACCATTAGGCGCGGGTTCTTACGGCACGCCTCTATATTTGCCTTACGCTCTTCTGCGGTTTCATTGGCGAATCGTGCCCCTGCACTCTTGGCAAAGGCTATCTTTTGTAAATACCGCTCTTTGGCTATTTTGTCTTCTACTTTCATTGCTTAAAACTTTTTATCGGCTACCTCGTGCAGGTGTTCTTCTTGGAAATCTAAAGTAAGTATATACAGCTTCTCATCTTTGAGGCGCAATGCTTCAAAGATACTCTCCATTACTTCTATATACATCGAAAGGGTTATTTTAGTACCCTTTATAAGGTTTTCAATACGCTTGTTCCACTTAGCGATAGCATCGTCAATTGAGGCGCATTCCTTGCGCAGCTCCAATAGTTCTTTCTGTAGAGAACTCTCCTCTTCTTTACCGGCATACTTTATCTCGGCTTCTTTCTCCTTTATCTGCTCAATCACCTGCAAACGGCGGTCGGTGAGTGAGTCTACTACCAGCTGGGTACGCTCTATGCGTTCCTTGCCCGAATTAGCTTTAGCATCGCGTATTTTGCGCCATTCACCTTCTGTAGCCCAGCGGTCTACGGTACGCTTATTCACACTAAGCTGACCGGCAATCTCTTCAGCCGATTTACCTTGCTCAATGAATAAGATACGCGCCGATTTTTTCTCTATCTCTTTTGCCATACTTCTACTTTTTATCAGTGCAAAGTTCTACAAAGCCCCTAACGTATAAAAATTGCCGTCCCAAAATGGGTCTAATTTACTGCCTATTTTAGGTCGGATTTACTGCCTATTTTGGGACACCAATTTGCAAGCCTGCCTCCTTCTTTGGAATTTTGCACCAACAAATAGCAGCCCAAAGGCTAAAGACTATGAATAACAAACCCTCAAATATTATCGCAAAAATCAATGCTCAAGCAGGAGTGTTAGAACTCAGTATTACAGGTGTAATATACTATGGCTGGACGGCTTCCGACTTCAGTTATGAGGTAGATAGAGCCCTTAAACAAGGCATCAATACCGCTACTGTATATCTCAACACACAAGGCGGTTCAGTATATGAAGCTACTGAAATCGTCAATCAGCTCAAGCGAATGAGTAGCGTAATCGTTACCGCAGGTGCCTTGGTAGCTTCTGCAGGCACTTATATAATGGCACATTTTCCTGCCAAAGCCTATAAGAGCTCACAATTTATGATACACAAACCCCTCACCGACTTCTATGGCAATATCGACCAGCTCAAAGCAGAAGAAAAACACCTTGAAAACCTTACCCAGCATTACAAAGAAGTCTATGCCACACGCTTTAACAAAACCACTGAAGAGATAGACCAACTGTGGCAACAAGATTATTGGCTTAACGCTACCGAAGCTAAAGAATTAGGGCTCATCACCGAGATTACAGATGGCGACCCCGAAATCACTACCGAAACCATAGCAATGATGCAAGCCTGTGGCTGTAAGCATCTACCCACACCCAATGTAGTAACAAACCCTAAAATTATAACACCAATGGATAAAAACGAGCTTATTTCCGCACTCGGTATGGCAGCCAATGCCACCGATGAGCAAATTAAAGAACGTATTGCTGCCCTCAAACAACACGAGGCGCAAACCCAAGCCCAAGCCAGCGCACGCGCCGAAAAGTTAGTAAATAAAGCTATACTCGACAAAAAAATAGCAGCCGACAAAAAAGACTTATATCTAAGCCTTGCCAATGCCGACTACGACAAAACAGCTGCTTTGTTAGACGATATAGAAGCCCCTAAACCCGCTTCACAGTCTATCCAACACACTGCCCAAAATGCTACCGACAAAAGCAATTGGTCATTGAACGACTACCTCACCAAGGATCCACAAGCCTTAGAAGAATTAATGGCTTCTGACCCTAAAAAAGTGAGAGAGCTCAACGCAATCTATCAACAACAAAAAAACAAATAGAAAATGCCAATAAGAAGCGAAAACCTACCCCTAAAAAATGAGCTTGCTGTAACAGAGCTCATTACCCAATTCAGGCACGAGAACGAATGGCTCGGTGCTGTAAAATCAAAACCCGAATGGTTAAACAACGATGTTATTAAAATACCTGTACGAGGACTTGCCCCAAAGGTGCTTATTAATAACACTGTCTACCCCATTGCCTCCCAGCAACGTGAAGACGGCAAGGTGATAATATCGCTCAACAAGTATGAGACCGAAAACACAGAGGTTACTACTGATGAGCTTTACGCATTACCTTATGAGAAGGTAAGCGATGTACAAGTACAACACCGAGAAACCCTCGAAGATAGAACTGCCGAACACGCCTTAGTATCTATTGCTCCTCAAAAAAATACCAGCAAAACCCCCGTAATTGTAACTACAGGAGAAGACGATGGTACAGGACGCAAGCGACTTATCGCTAAGGACTTGATTAGGCTTAAAAAGCTATTAGACAAACTCAAAGTGCCTAAAAAAGGGCGTGTATTAGTGCTTTGCTCAGACCACGTTGCCGACTTGCTCATTGAGGACTTAGCTTTCAAAACTCGCTATCAAGACGCTAATAGCGGCAAAATAGCCGACAATTACTACGGCTTTGAAATCTACGAGAGTACTTATGCCCCTACTTACCACAACGGCGAAAAAGAAGCCTTTGGAGCAGTACCTCAAGGGAAAGAAGCCTCTATCGTGTTCCACAAGAGCTACACCGTCAAAGCAGTAGGGAGTGCAGAACGCTACGCCCGTGAGAAAAACAGCAACCCCGAAGGTCGCAAGCATACCATAGGCTTTGAAATGCACTTCGTATGTGTAGCTATCAAAGACGAAGGTACCGCTGCTATCATCAGCGGTAGCTAATAGACGGGGGTGCGCCCGTAAGCCCACCCCTTATTTTTAAAAACCTTTTAAACTCAATTTAAACAATGGAAAATCCAAAAACATACATACAACTATTAGCTATCGCTGTAGAAGTAATGCAAGCCAATGACCTCGAGGAAGTATTTGCCACCGAAGACGGACAAGTCTTCTATGAAAAAAATCGCGCACAGCTCCACGCCAACAACATTGAAAGCAAAGTATACCACTTTGATAATAACAAAGCAAAGTTTGCGCAAGCTAAAGAGCAGCAACAACGCTTTAAAAAAGGTAAAGGAGCTAAGGCTGAAACTACCGAAGTAAGGGATAACTCTGATGTAGGTGAAGCTACCCCACAAGAGGAGGAAGGAGAGGAACCCTCTGAAGACACAACACTAAAAACTGAAGAATAACAATGGGACAACTCAAAGGATTTACATTTAAAAAAGCTGAAGGAGGCTTGGGGCGTACTGCTTCTACTAAAGACAATTTGTTTTTAATAGTAGCCGCAATGGCTGTGGCAGGTACACAACTCACACACGGAGAGACTAAATCTTTTATTCAGCTAAAGGATGCAGAAGCGGTAGGTATTACTGAAAGTTTGGATGCCAATCAAAAGGCATTAACTCACTATCACCTATCTGAAGTCTTCCGCTTAGCCCCCGAAAGCCATATCATTTTCCTACCAGTAGCAGTAGGTAAAATGCAAGATAGTACAGCACAGATAGTAAAAGCTATCCGTGCCAACAAGCAGGTAAAAGGGGTAGGACTCTTTGGCTTTACCAATGACCTTTCCTCTATTGCCAGCGATGTAGAAGAGTTACAAACCCAAATCGTAGAAGCAGTAAAACCTGATGGTATATTGATAGACTTTGTGCTTGTAGAGGGCAAAGGAAAAGACGGTTTAGCGGTGAATAACTTTGCTGACTTGAAAGAAAAAAACGCTCCACAAGTATCGGTAATAATTGCACAAGACAAAGGTATTGCCACTATAGATGAGGCTTACAAGTACCACGCCAGTATAGGTAGTGCTTTGGGTATGTTATCGGTGCGCAACGTGAGTGAAAATTTAGGTTCTGTAGACATTGAAAACAAACCTGAAAATGCCAAAGGAGGCAATACTTATCCTCTTACTGATGAGGGTAAAAAACGCTATATCAGCGGGGGTATATCTACTGGGCAAAGTGCGGAGGAACTTAGCAATGAGCAGCTGAAACTACTCAATGATAAAGGGTACATTTTGGCAGGACAATATGCCGATATGGCAGGCTTTTTCCTTTCAAACTCTCCCACCTGTGTGAGCAAATCATCCGACTATACCTATATTGAAAACAATAGGGTGTGGAACAAAGCGGCACGCTTAGTAAGACAAGCTCTCTCACCACGTATTAAAAGTAAGCTACCTAAAAACCCACAAACGGGCTACCTCAAAGATAGTATTGTTACCTCCTTACAAGAATTAGCAGGAAAAGCTATCGAAAGACAAATGGTAGTAACGGGCGAAATTAGTGGTTATGCGGTGAGTATTGACGCCAAGCAAACCGTAACAGAGGAAATGCCTTTAAAGGTAAAAATACGCCTGGTACCTGATGATATACTACACGCTATTGAGGGTGAAATTGGTTTAACCTCTAATCTATAATACTATGGCAAAAAATACAAACGTTATCAATCACTTTGGCAAACTAAAAGGGTGGAACTGTGTAACCCTCAACCTTTTGGGGCGCGATGTGGTAGGTATTATCGAAATTAACTATTCGGATAGTACCAAAAAATCAAATATTATGGGTGCAGGAGGCTTCCCCATAGGACGCACAGAGGAGAACTACGAGGCAAAGGCTTCTATTACCCTGCTTATAGAAGAGGTGGATGGTATGCACCGCTCGCTTCCCAAAGGTACTCGCCTTCAGGATATTGAGCCTTTCGACATTCCTGTTATCTATGAAGCCCCCAGTGGGCTTATTATTAAAGATGTGATACGCAATGCTGAGTTCTTAGGAACTGAAATGGCTATCAAGCAGGGAGACGGCTCTATAGCTATTAAGTTCGACCTTATTGTAAGTCATATTGACTGGAATATTTAAAAACCTTTTAAAAGCTGTTTAAAATGAAAAAATACACTGAAGCTGATATTGAAAATTACAAAGCTAAATACCCTAATGTGGTAAGAGAGATAGCTGTGTATCCATCGGGTACTACCTTTACCAAAGAGGGGGAAGCCAGTGAGGAACCCGCTTACTTTTTAGTGAAAAAACCTAACAAGCACTTACTTTCTTTAGTAACCTCTAAAGAGTACCAAGAGAACCCCGACAAAGCTAATGAAGCATTGGTAAAGAATTGTGTATTGGAAGGTGATATGGAGTGGCTGGAAAGCGATGCCTCTATCTATATGGGGCTTATCACCGAACTTAGTAGCTTATTAAAAAGTTCAAAGGTAGCCTTAAAAAAAGTGTAGAGTCGTCGCTGCTATCCTTAGAAGCGTACGACTTTATAGAGGGCATAGATGCATTACTCCGCGCCAATGGGCAGCAGCCCGAAACAATGAATGATACCCAGTGGCAGGAACATTTTAAAGCCCTTGACTTTGGTATGAAATGCCAAGAACAACTCCTATACCGAGCCGTAAAGCGTGCCTTGGTAGAAGTACTAAACGAAATTAGCAAACAATCTAACCCCTAATACTCCGCAACCGTGAATCACACTACAACGTGGACTTTTGAAGCCAAAGATAATGTATCGCAACCTTTGCACACTGCACAAGATAATGTGAGGCGTGCCGCTGAGAGTATGCGAAATACTTGGAAAAATCTGGTAAGTAGTATGAAAGAAGGGTGGGATAAGTTGGCTACCAGTATGCGCCCTATCGATTGGCAAGCGGCTTCACAAGGATTTTTGAATATCACTCAAAAGTTTTCAGAGGCTGCACAAGTAGGAGCCGATTATGAAAAGTCATTACTGGATGTAGCCGCTATTACAGGTATTACAGGAGACGATTTGGATAAGCTTGGGGGAAAGGCTCGTAACCTTGCCAAAGAGTTCGGGGGTACGGCTACTGACAACCTCGCTACCTTTCAAACTATCCTCTCACGTTTAGGTCCTCAAATAGGGGAAAGCGATGAAGCCCTTGCCAAAATGGGTAGCTATGCCAATACACTTGCCAAAACTATGGGGGGCGATGTAGTAGGGGCTACCGATGCGCTTACTACCTCAATGCTTCAGTTCAAAGTAAATTTGGAAGACCCTATAGCAGCAGCGGGCGAAATGGAGCGAATGATGAATGTAATGGCAGCAGGAGCCAAAGAGGGTGCTGCCGAAGTACCCCAAATAGCCCAAGCCCTTGTACAAGCAGGGGGAGCCGCTAAACTATCTAACGTGAGCTTTGAGGAAACCAACGCTGCACTGCAAGCCCTCGCCCAGTCGGGGAAATATGGAGCCGAAGCAGGAGTAGGACTTAGGAATGTATTGATTAAAATGAATGCGCCCTCTGCCCTCTCTAAAGAGGCTACTAATATGTTGGCAGCTTATGGGGTGAATATGCAAAAAGTGTCGGACACTACGGTACCTTTTGCCGAGCGACTCAAAGAGTTGCAGAAGATAGGACAGAATACCGATGCTTTGGCTGCTGTCTTTGGAGCTGAAAACATACAAGCAGCGCAAGGGCTTATCAATACTGCCGATGCACAAGCCGAACTTACCCAGCAAATCAGCGGTACTAACGTAGCTACCCAGCAGGCTTCTATCGTAATGAGCGGTTGGAGTGAGTGGCTGGGGCGTTGCAAGGCGTGGTTAGACGACTTGAAAATAGGTTCGTTCTCTTTTACCAAAGTGCTTGGTGTAGTAGGCGACAGCTTAGGAGGCGTAGTGAGTGTACTGGGCGATATGGGGTCTGCTTATTCAGGACTTGCACCTGTACTCAAAGGTGTAGGGGCTTGGCTTAGACAGACAGTTGTAGCCCAAAAACTAATGGTAGTATGGACAAAAGTTGCTACTGCCGTACAATGGCTGTGGAACGCTGCACTATCGGCTAACCCTATCGGTATTGTGATTGTAGCTATTGGTGCTTTGGTGGCTGCTATTGTGTGGCTGGCAAACAAAGTGAGCGGTTGGGGTGAAGCGTGGAAACATACCTGGGAAGGTGCAAAACTCCTCTTTCAAGGCTTCATTGCTTATATTGAAATGGGCTGGACTACCCTTATCAATGGGCTGATGATAGGGCTTAATAAGATAAAAGAAGGTTGGTACTCCTTTAAAAACGCAGTAGGAATGGGAGATGAGGCAGAGAACAACAAAATGCTCTCCCAAATTAATGAAGATACCGAAAAACGCAAACAAGCGATTGCCGATAGTGCTAAGAAAGTATATGAAACAGGCATAGCTGCCAAAGAGGAATTTATTAAAGCAGGGCAATCGCTCACGTGGAATAAAGAGGAGAAAAAAGAAGCTACTGAAGCCCCTAAAGCAGGCAATCTTTCTGCCAGTTCGGCTATTGGAGGAGGTACAAACCCTATCCCTATTACACCTGCAAAAGGCAGCAAAGAAGGAGGTAAGGACGGCACAATGAGCGTAGGAGGTAGTGGTGGAGGTAATAAGAATATTACTGTGAACATCACAATGAATTGTACCTTCCCTATCGACAAAACCATTGGAAGCAAAGAAAATGCCGCTAATGGAGTGATTAGCAAAATCAATGACCGTATGCGTGATGCCTTAGTAACCTTATAAGAATGATGGATATACTTGTAACTGAAAATAACGACTTAGAAATCATAGCAGGCGACTTTACTCTTGGCGATAGCCTCCTGCAAGAGGTAGGCTTTATCCTCCAAAGTCAGCAGGGCAATTGGAAGTCCGACCCTTTGGTAGGAGCGAATATGGTAGAGCTGATAAAAGGAAAACACAATCGCACAGCTGTAGAGAAACGTATCAAAATACAGTTAGAAAGAGACGGCAAAGACTATGATGCTATCAAGAAACTATTAAAGCTAAATGTAGACAATGGATAACCGCTATAACATATCACAACTCTTTAAATTGGCTTTTGGGGTGAACCTGCCCGTGTACCTCACCGTACCTATAGGCAAAGAGCCTGCCCGCACAGCTGAGTATGGCAGTATCCGCACGGTGGAAAGGGAGGAGGCTATGCGACTATCCAAACTCGGTACGCCCATTGTTTTTCCTGTGAAATTTACCGCAGGCAGTTACAAGTTCTACGACTATCAAAGTAAGATAGTAGAAAAGCAGCTACACGACTTTTGGTTACCTCCTGCTACTATGGTAGACTTTTCACGAATAAAGAACATCAGCCGTACCGATGTAATAGGAGGCAATGGTACTGTAAAGGAAATTTATGGCTTTGACGATTGGCAGATACGTATTCGTACCGTATGCCACAACGATGAGCTAACGGCACGAGAGTACGAAAAACGCCTTATAGAATGGTCGGAGGTGATACAATCTATCTCGGTAGAGGGCGACTTATTTGGTTGGAAAAATATTCATAACCTCGTGATTGAAAGCATTGATATACGTAGCTTGGAGGGTGCTCCTAACATTATCCCCATAGAGCTAAATTGCATTAGTGACGAACCTTTTGAACTTATTTACCGCTTATGACCTTAGCCATTGAAGTAGCCATCACCTTTTACCCCAAGCAGGGTACCCCTTTTAAGGTGCAGAAAGTTTCAGCCATTGAGATTGAAAGCTCGTGGAAAATGCTCACCGATACGGCAAGTGTGGTACTACCTCGCAATGTAGGTGATTTTGATAAGCAAAAGGTAAGAGAACTCTTTGCTGTAGGCGATAGGGTAGTGATACAAATGGGCTACAATGGTGAGCTCTTGCAGGAGTTCGAGGGCTTCATTACCCAAGTATCGGCAGACTTTCCTATTACCATTAGCCTTAGCGATGCAATGTGGAAGCTACGCCAGTTGCCCGTCAATTACGTGTCGGCAAAGGCAAGCCTAAAAACATTCCTTAGCGAGGTAGTGAAAGACTACCCCTTAGAAGTAGAAGATATAAGCCTTGGTGGCGTACGTTTTAGCAATACCACACTGGGTGCGGTGTTGGACAAACTCCAAAAAGACTGGTCAATATACAGTTTTATCCGTGCAGGCAAACTCACTATAGCCAAACCTTATTCAGATGTAAAAGCAGGTAATGAAATAAAACATTTCGACTTAGAACGCAATTGCACCGAGAATAACCTTAAGTACCTAAGCAAAGAAGAGCGCACCATAAAGATTATAGGCACCTCGTCCTTTGGCAAAGGCAAACGCCTACAATACGAGTTTGGCGATGAGAACCCTAAAACGACTTTAAAAATGACTTGGCACATAAGTAGCCAAGCCGAACTTGAAAAGGAAGTAAAACGACTATACGAGCTACACAAGCGCGAGGGTTTTGAGGGAAGTTTTACCACTTATGGCACTCCCTCCGTACAGCACGGCGAGAAGATACGCATTAGCTCCACTCTCTACCCCGATAGACACGGTCAGTACTATGTAGATAGAGTAAAGAAGAGTATTAGCAACGCTCAATATAGGCAGGAAATAGAAATTAGTGGTAGTACATTATAGTTATGAACGAGATAGACGAGTTTGACATATTGCTTTCTGAAAAGATAAAGAAAGCTATCCCCCAAGTGCTACAATGGGCAACAGTAACTTCTGTAGATTGGCAGGAAAAAACCTGTGAAGCTACTGATTTAGATACGAAGCTACCATTTTTAAACATAGCACTCGGTATAGGGGGAATGTATATCAAACCAAAAGTAGGAAGTCTTATCCTTGTGGGTATGGTAGAAAATAATGAAAGTCAGCCCTTTTTGCTCAATGCTCAAGAGGTAGAAGCCTACGAACTGAAAGCGGATAAGTTTACACTACACAGCGAAGCCGTAGATTTTAAAACCCTTTTAAACACCCTTTTAACAGAACTTAAAAACGCAATCATACAAACCCCCGCAGGTGCTGGCAACTTTGCCCCGCAGAATGTAGCGAAGTTTGAAGAGATTAACAATAAAATAAATCAGTTATGGGTTTAAACAAAGAACAACTCAAACAAGGCATTATCGCCCTGCAACAAGATATGCTCACTAAAACGGATGCAAGTATGGAAGAGTACGCCGAACGCTTAGCAAGCCTTATTGACGCCTTTGTACGTAGTGGTGAGGTAACAGTAGCCGCAGGCATAACCGTAAGCACGGCAGGAACGGCAGCCGCGCAGTCAGGCACAACAACAAGCGTAGGAAAAGGAACAATAACTTAAAAACACATATCACAATGGAATGGATAACAGAAGTACTTAAAGAGCATTTTGGTTCGTTTATCGGTATGGTATTATCGGGCTTAGCAGGTTGGTTTTTCGGCAGACCTAAGCAACAAATGGAACTACAAACCAATGAGCTGGACAATGTAGATAAAGCCGTGAAAATCTATCGTGAAATGATAGAAGACTTGGGGGCTAAGTACGCCAACGCTATTGAGGAACTCAAACACGCTAACCAGCGCATTAAAGACTTGGAGCAATCTGTAGAGGAGCTTCTCACCGAATTAAAGAAGTACAAACAACTCAACGGCAAGCGGTGAGCCACCGCAGGCAAATAAATAAAATGACAATAACAGCCTTACATAATCAAAGCCTCCTCGACCTCGCCCTGCAACACACAGGCACCATAGAGAGCGTCTTTGAGCTGGCAGAAGCCAACAGCCTTAACATCACCGATGAGGTGCAGGCAGGAGCTCCCCTTACTGTCCTCCCACTTGGCAAAGGGGCAAGGAATGGGGATATATTAGCCTACTACACGGCTAAAAACTTACAGCCTGCAACCGCCTTTTCTAAGGAAGACGAACAAGTTTTTGAACGCCTCGAAGGCATTAGTATATGGGCAATAAACCTTGATTTTATAGTAACACAACAATAACTATGGCACGCACTATACAAGAAATACAAACCCTTATCCTACAAACCAAAGCACAAGAGCCTGCATTGGATAGCCTCAACAGTACCTCCAAAGTAGCCATTTGGCGATTGTGGGTATATATCATAGCCGTAGCAATATGGAGTTTGGAAAAGCTATTCGACCAGCACAGGACGGATATTGACAAACGCCTTGCCGAGCTTAAACCCCATACGGCACGCTGGTACAGAAGCAAAGCCCTTGCCTTTCAGTATGGTTTTGACCTGTTGCCCGATAGCGATACCTTCAATAACCAAGGGCATACAGAGGAAGCCATAGAGGCAAGCAAAATTGTCAAGTACTCGGCAGTAATAGAAAGCAAAAACGAAGGTAGGCTTATAGTAAAAATAGCTGGTGAACAAGGTGAGCAGTTGCAACCTATCACCGATGCCCAAAAGCAAGCCTTTGAAGGCTATTTGCAGGAGATAAAAGACGCGGGCGTACGCCTATCGGTAGTGAACTATCAGCCTGATGTGCTGCACCTGCAAATGAAAATCATCTATGACCCGCTTGTATTAGATAGCAACGGACAGAGTATCCTACACGCCACCAAGCCTGTAGAAGAGACTATCAAAAGCTACCTTAAACGCTTGCCCTTCAATGGCGAACTCGTATTAGCGCACCTTATTGATGCGCTACAACAAGCCGAAGGAGTGAAGATACCGCATTTAGTGCTCGCCCAAAGTAAGAACATCACCATCGGTGGGGGCTACGGAGCTTTTGAGACCATAGAGATAAGCAAAATACCCACCGCAGGCTACTTCACCATTGATAACTTTAACGACATCACTTATGTCAGCAATGTATAACCTAAACATCGACAAACTGCTCGTACTGCTTACCCCTACCTTCCTGCGCAAACCCAAATTAGTAGCGTGGTTGCGTATGTTGGCAACCCCCTTACACAAACTGCTGTACGACTTTCAGCAAGCCCGTACAGCCAACCTATATAACCTCGCCCATAATAGCCAAGTATGCTACCTGCGCAAGGCACTCAATGATGAGTTCGACAGCGAGC